GATTGCGGTCGAAATAATTTTGATTGTAGTCCCGATTGCTTTACCAGCGCCTTCAAAAGCGACTGCCAAAGTTGTGCTAATGAAAGGAACTAGGTATTTCTTACCGAAATCGTATAACGCTTTCAATTCATCTTTGTTTTCTTCAATTGCATCTCTGACTGGCTTAAGCGCCTTCTCACCAAATTCTTGAACTTTGGGAATGATTTGGCCAGTAAGTAAATTTAGGAATTCAGTGAGTTTTGGAAGCAAGGCTGCGCCTAAGGATTCTTTGGCTTCATCAAATCTAACCTTGAGGATTTCCATTTGGCCTTGGAAAGTCTGTGCTTTGACTGTGGCCTGATTCTCGAAAGTGTCGCCGAGTTTCTTAGTAATTTCCTCGAAGGTCAAAGACTTTGCTTCTGCGGCGGTAATGCCAACACCGAGTCGAGTCAAAGCTCCGACGTTGCCGTCATAGGCTTTGGCTAGCGCATTAGAGACGCTCTCAACGTCTCGACCAGTACCAGCTGAAACGTCTAGGGCTAAATTGAGAAGATTGTTAGATTTCTCTAAATCGCCAGTTGAAGTCGCGAGTCTTTGGTAAGCCGGACGTAATTCATCATCGGCAATTCCGTACGCGGTTGAAAGTTTTGAAATCTGCGTCTCGACTGAGGCAATTTGTGCATCGGTAGCGCCAGTAACGTTCTCAAGGGCAGTTGCTAATTTGTTTTGTGCCGCTTCGTCTTCAACGGCAGCTTTGACACCTTCAATGGCTAACTTGCCAGCGTAGGCAGCGGCGGCAGCGGTAGCAGCAGCAAAAGCAACTGCGGCGGCTTTACCGAACTTTTCTATCTTGCCGCTGAAACCTTCAACCTCTTTTGAGCCGGTGTCCAGACTTTTCTTGAGATCATCGACGTCCGCAAGAATTGAAAGTTTGAGTGTTCTACTACCGGCCATTATTTATCCCACTCTTTCAAAATCCTTGAGAAGGCTTCTTCCCATTTTGCAATTAGTTGAGGCTGAATCTTACGTAAGGCTGGGTAAATGAAATAGCCCGAATTGCCTCGTCCGGACCGAGGGGTTCGCCGTGGAAACTGAGGATAGCGATTAGATCCGAATTCATAACCTGCCCAGATTTTTTGTGTTGATCCTCCACCCGAAAGACGTTGAGATGCGAAGCCGTAACTGAGTTCGCCAATCTTAGATGACTTACTAATTTTGACGCCTTCGACGATTCTCTCAACCGCTGCTCGGCCGAAGGTTCGTGTGATGGAGTAAGCCTTGATTTCGTTGGCTGCGTATTCAGCAAGGGCGCTTGACTCTCTTTTAGCCGCTTCCACCGCTTCATCATCCATCGCCTTGAAAGCCTTGATAATAGAGCGCAACTCGCCGCGATCATAACTGATGGCTTCATCTGCCAAGATTGCGCTCCTTTAGTATCTCTATCGCCGTCAATACTTGTTCGATGTCCGTCCATTCGCTCATTGGAATTCCGGTTGCTATCGCCACCTCAACGATAAGGCGATTTACGCTTCCGGACTTGTAGCTTTTGGGCTTTCATCTCCAATCGTTATTTCTTCTACTGATAACTCCCAGACTTCCTGAGACTTGGTTGGCTTTCCTGCCGCGTCTCGCTTGTAAGCGAAATAAGCCAAGTCCAAAAAATCCGCTTGTTGGTAAGCGGTAATATCTTTCATACTGAAAATGGATTTTCCAGTCTTACGTTCCCACTTAGCCCATTCAGGCAAGCCAGCGAGGTAAGTCGCTTCTTCGCCCGAACTGTATTTGATTTTGATTGTAATCTTCATAGCTCCCGATTCCTATTCTTAGCTGAAGGTTTCTGTTACGTCACCCTTTGAAACTTTGAAGGTGAATGAAACTGTTTGTGCGTCGATTCCTGATCCGCCAGCAGTTGGGTATTCTGGAAGGATTGGGAAAACGAATTGAGCGCCTGAAGCCGCTGTAAGTGTGACGCTGATTGTTGTATCTGGTGCGGACTCAGCTGCGGCCCATAGTGCCTCACATACAGAGTTAGCCTTACCCCAATCGGCAAGCATATCGAGCTGGAAGGTTGCTTCGACATTGACTGTCTTGTAAGCCTCTCCATCGAGAGTCTGGTAAGTCTCGCGAACCTGAGTCTTGGTCAAGACCGCGTTTGTCGCTTGGGCTTCGATGTCCGTTCCACCTGTGAAAGACAGCGAAATATCGCGACCGGTGATTACTGTGGTTGCCACTATTTCTCCTTAGTTGGTTTGTGTGTAATAGGTGGAAACGCGAATATCTGCGACCAATAAATTGACCGCACCCACTTGCGTAACCGATGGCCGCTCTACTGGGCCGACTGTGTAGCCGTCCGGTATAACTGCCAAAACTGAAATGATGAGCTGCTCGAGATTATCGAGAGAAGCAGGATTAGAAAGATAGGCGACTCCACAAGTAATGGTCATATTGATTTTTGCGTGAATTGTTGAGTCATTGATTGTGTTGAGTTCTAGGTAAGGCGAATCTGGAACAAGAATAACCGCTGGCACTTGAACCGCCTCTGGAACGTAGGCATAGACGTTCGCAGATACCGACCCGAGCGCGGTGGCCAGCGGTGTCCGGATAGACGAAAGAATAGTGCTAGGCATTAGCCCACCATCGCATCAACGTCGAGGTAGGGGCCGAGAAGACCAGTTACTTTTGCGAGAAGATTCTTAGATAGGCGATAAGGCGTTACTGCGAAATCGATTCCTTCTATTGATCCACCAGCGGCAGTTCGGGCTTGGAAGATTTCGACAGAAATAGCCAAAACTGCAGCCTCGACGTTAGCATTTCCGACATAGGTTGTTGCGCCAGAGAGCGCAGCGTTTCCGGCTGGGATAATATTTTTTGCCAATATATCTGCATTTGTGATGGCGACTGTAAAGACATAAGGGGTAATTTCGTCTGCTGTAACTGTGTGAGTACCATTGAAAGGCGCGCCGCATCCAGTTATAACGACGGATTGCCCTTCGGTAAATTCGTGAATCGTTGCGGTCTCGAAATAAGCAACGTTATTCTCTAATGAAACTTTATTGACTCTGCTCTGGAAAGTGACAAGCATCGGGAGAACAAGGTTCTCGCTAGCATCAACAATATCGGTCAGATAAGCGTCTGAATAAAGGGATGACGAGACGCCAAGGATTGTACGCAGTTCGGAAACTGTAACTATCGAAGGCATCTCGCCGTCCTTTCGTTCTAGGGGTCTAAGCCAGCTCGGGAGCGGACTGGCTCAGACTATTGAGTTTTGTTACGCAACCATCCACTTGTAAGCGCCAGCTGCAACCTTTGTTGCTAGTGCGCCGTAGCCGTAGTAGGCCACTTCAATCTGGCCGTTGAGAGCTACGTTTGTTTGTAGGCGGAAACGTGAAGACTCATACCAAGTGTATGCATCTGGGTTGATGATGATAATTGAGTTATCACCAGTTGGAGCCGCTGTTGCGAGGTTACGAGCAACGCGTAGGTTGAGACCTAGTACGTTTCCGCGAACTGCGCCGCCAGAGAGATTGCCACCTTGGTTGGATGGGCCAATGAGGTTCTGGTAAATCGGACGACCAGCATCAGCGAGGTTCATAATGTTGCCCCATTGTTCTGGGCTAACGAGAATGTTTGTCGCAGTTCCGAGAGTTCCCTTATAAACGGATACGGAAGCATCGGATACGAAATCGAGGAATCCTGCAGCATCGAGTGTTCGGTTTCCGCCGTCAGTTCCGCCAGCGACAAGGCCAGCGATAACTGCGACGTCAGTCGCCTTTGCGTATGCGAACTCCATTTGACGAACGAGTTCATCAAAGAATGCAGGTGAGGAACGATCAAGAAGTTCTACGGAGAAGGTCTGGCCTCCAGCGTACTTCTTTACGGAGACAGAGAGGAACTCATTTGTCATTCCTGTCTCATCGATTGCTGCGGCTTCTGCTTCTTCGCCGACTGTTGGGACTGCTGTGAGCTTAGGAATTTCGAAGCTCATACCGGCATCTGGAAGGACGCCGCTCGAAACTGAATCAACCGCTGGACGATCAGCGTTTGAAAGTGGGTTGATGATTTCGGTTAGTTGGCGAGTTGGGATGAGACCAGCGTTGTTGCTTGTGGTGTCATCTGCAGCCATAACGTACTGACGT